GATGTTGTTCTTTGTTCTCTACCTACAGTAAGATCTTGCTCTAGAACATATTGCTTAAGTTTTCTACCTGGAAATATAGATCTTCTTGCTTGTTCTATGGAAACAAAATCATGTATACCACTAGTTTTAGGAGCAACAAATTCTTGAGCAATACCAGATGGAATAAACGATCTAGATTGGTATAACTTAATTTGGTTAGAAGGATTTAATACTTCAACAAAATAAGAGTTTCTTTCTAATCCAGCAATAGGATCAGAACCAGTTTTAGGAATGTATACAATTTCATCACCAGTTCTAAATGGTACAGGATTAGTAAATGATATAATTGTAAATTTATCAGTTAATGTGTTATATCCTTGGAAGTTACCACCCGATACTGTAGGATCTACTAATATAGAATGAATTTTATCACTATCAATTTGATACGATGGTAAAGAGTTTGCAGCGACATATGCTTCTGCCTTTGTACTCTCGGTTTTATTCTTATCTACAACATATGTGTTACCAATATCAGTTAAGATTTGATTTTGACCACCAATGATGGGAACTATACTACTAGTTGCTTTATTTTGTACTCTTCTAACATCGTAAGATAATCCTTCTACTGTAGTGAAGATTCCAGAGACATTTATAGAATTATTTGTAATATTTACAGAAGATACGGTTAAATTGGATGCTTGAACAGTTTCTGTATTTCTAACAAGCAATTCAATCGAATCACCAATCTTTAAACTAGAATTATAGATGATACCAGTCAAAGTAAAGGTAGATCCACTTAAATCTGATATTTCATACCTAGCACTAGTGTTATAAACCCAAGAATTGAAGAATACCTGCTCATAAGTTTTTGTTAGTCTAGGATTGGTAATAAAGCGTCCTAAATTTTTAACTTTGATTCTAGATTCAGGATTTAGACCAAATAGATCTTGATTGCTGTCAAATTCTCTTAAAACAGCAGTAATTCTCATGTTGACCCTTTTAGTTAGGTCATTCTCTTCAAACCCATAAACTACAGTTGGGGTAAAGATGTTAGTGGTCGAAGGAATGTCAATACTAGTGGTTGTAACACCAATAAACTGGTTTACAGTCTTCTCAGTGTAATCTAATGTTTGATAATAACCATCTGTTACTTGACCAACTTCAAAACTACCAGTTTGACCAAAACCAATTGTGGAATCAACTGTTAATACAGTTGCACCTAGTCCAACTTGACCAATAACCTGTGTTCTACCTGGAACAATGAATGTTCCTTGAATTAAGGCTCTTTCATCATAACCAATGAACACAGAAAGACGATAATAGTTGTCTCTAATCTGTACAACCTCTGAAATAGGTCCACTAGCAGCATTTATATTAGGATTATTGATTTCATTGTCTTGAAATAGAGTTTGACCAATTAATTTCTCTGGATCACCTGATACCAACTCAACAGCAAAAGATTCTCTTCTTAGATAGTTTGCATAGGAGGGTTTTATGAGGTATTTTTCAAGATCATTGATTTTTGGTTCAATACCAAATAATGCTTTGAATAAAATCTTGAAAGATTCGTCTGTACCCTTAGATTCGTATAAACTTCTTGCTTCTTTGACAAAATTAACAACATCTAACTCAGGACTTAATGGTACACCTTCTAAACCAGGTGTATACATTGATTTTAAGTTAGTGTATATCTCTGTTAGAAATAATGCACTTAAATTTTGTACCTTAGAGGACTCTGTATGCTCTCCAGCGACTGATTGAGACCATTCAAGATTACTAGGATCATTTACCTTGCGGTATGTAGTAATACCACTAAAACCCCTAACACAACCAGTGAAGGAGTTTGTAGTAAGACCAGTATATGTAATAATTTCATCATCAACCTTCAGTAGACCCCATTGCTTAGGAAATCCTTTGGTACTAAATGTTCCAATACCTATTTCAGTCTCTGTTGCACTAATACTAGATGATAAAGCAACCTCACCATGTATAACATCTTTAGTTAAGTTATCAATACGAATATATTTGTCAATATTCTCTGCTATATCTACAACACCACCCTGAAACTCTTGAGATATGTAATATTGCTCAAGAAAATCTTCTAACAGAGGATTTTCTGTTAATGCAAATTCTGGAACTGTATCCGCAACTACCTGATGAGTCTTGACTCTCGAAGATAGGGGACTATAGGTTTCTATCATTCTTTATTTCTGCCTAGTGATGGTTCCGTTAGAGTAACTAGAGGTTACCTTGTATCCAATTCCAGATATTTGTTGTCCAGAAGAAATGGTGTCTCTCACGATATTTATCTTAGTATTTGACATGTCTAATTGAAGGTATAAATCCTTCAATCCAATAATATCATTAGATTCTGGATAAACTTGTATTTCAATCAATCCAGATGCAAGAGAAGACTCCGTAATCTTGATTGTATTGATAATAATTTCACCTGTTATGTAATTTACAGTACCAGCATTAGGAACAACAACCGTTGTTAGAGATTGTTCGATATCTGATAGTTGAACTACCGCAAGATTACCAGTTTTTAGGTCTTCATTAGGAATATCGGAGAAATAAAGCGTATCGTTATTACCCTCAACCTTAAATCCTGTACTTTTTATGTTTTTACCCCTAGGATCAACATGAAATTCATTTCCATAGCATAATTCATACTGAGCATAGGCATTTAGTATTGGTTTTAGATCTCTCCTAATCGTTAATTTAGTAATATTAGATGTAATTGCAGAATTTGCGTTATCAATGATAGATTGTGCTTCAGAATATTTAAATCTACCACCAAATGCGTTTAAATTAGTGTCAGTTCCATATGAAGTGATAGAACTGGTAACTTGTGCCTTTAATCCTTCAGTATCACTGTAAACATTTGGGTTATAATATGCATTGACATTCAATTCAACATAAAGAATCTTAAGATCAACAATTCTTTGGTTTATTCCAGCAATTGCATAACTTTTTAATCGTTCTAATATCAAAGACTTACTAAAGTCAGACAAATATGTAGCATTTCGAGGTTTGATACTCAATACTACCGTTCCAAATTCAGGTGGATCCAATTCTTCACCACCAATAACAGAAACAGACTCCGCATCAGGAAATATACTCTGTATAATTGCTTCATAATCCTTTGTTGTAACCGCCCTGTACTGCGATGAATAGATTCTAGGTGCAATGTACTTAATAGACTCTACATCTTCGATCTCACCGCCTCCTTTAGCGGATTGAACAGTAGATACTACAACAGTTGTAGAAGAATCTATAGAATTACCAGCATCATCTACAGCATTACCACTATAGGCAAAGAATTTTCCATCATTACCTTCTTTTCCTTCAGTGATAATGTAAGTTACTTCAATAACATCACCACTATCAAGTTTTTTACCAAATAAACCATCACCAAACATCAATTCATATTGCTCATCCTTAACTTCTTGGATCAGGAATATGTTAGACTTCTCGTTAATGCCTGTAATGTTGTCTAAAAGTGAATATTCTAGTCCAGCACTCGCTCCTGACTTAGTAACAAAGACTCTAATACTATCTGTATCAACAAATGAGTTCTGTAAGATGAATCTTTGATCTTTTGTTCCATCTACATTGAAAGTTTTCTTTAATAATGTTCCCTGAAAAACATTTAGATTATTAAATGTAGCAGTTCTAGGAGGATTTATCGTAGTAGTGCTACTAGAATCAATAGGAGCAGTTACTGATACATCATCTGGAATAGAAAATGTAAAAGATGTATTATCCTGAGCACCAACACATACCAAACCCTTCTTCAAAGTGACAGTATTACTATTTCCGTTAAATTTAAAATCAAAATTTATGATTGCCTTAGACGATTTGCGTGATCTAGGGACATATCCTATGTTTCTTGCCAATGAAACAACATTTTCTCTCAGTGTTGCTGAATCCAAGAAGGATTCATTGACCACCATGTTGCTATTGAACGCTGTAATATAAGTATTGTACGCTAAAATGTCGATCAATACCGACATGTTTGACCCTTCATAGTCAAAATCAGTAAAATTTGAGTTCGCACGAAGATAATCTCTTATTTGAGACTTAATTTGATCAAAATCTAAGTTTGTAAACTTCGTTACTGCCATGTTTTTACCTGGTTGCTTCTAATAAGAAGGAAAATTCTGTTATTGGTATCTCTTCACCTACAATATCAAAGGCAATTTTGATCTCAAATGCATTTTCATCGGGTCTGGGAACCGCTTGCACCTTAACATTAGTCACTCTAGGTTCAAAAACCTTTAAAATATCAATAATTTGAGTTGCAATTATACTACCAGTTGCAACATCAACAAAACCAAATAGACTATTGGTGACATCTGACCCCAAATCGGAATAAAATCTTTCTTTTAGACCAGTCTGTACCAAATTACGCACACTACGAACAATTGCTCTCTCATTTTTTAGTACATTTAGGTCTCCTGTAACAGGATTTGGTACAAATGAAAGATCTATATCCTTATATGAGCGAGATTTTAAGGTCGTCACCAGTATTAATAACAGGTATCAGGTTTATTTATACGCTATTTTCTCAATTCCATCTAGTGACAGTTAATTCAATACTATTATCATCCATCTCCCACTCCTCTGCTACTTGCCATCCTTCTTCCTTCATAGTATTATGTACAGTCATTCTGGCATATTGTTGAGTCACCTTCTCAATAAATCTTTTTGGTGGTACAGGACTCTTCCAAGTTTGTATATCTGCTACTAATTCATACTCTGTACCATTCCAACGGAATCCTATATCATTGCCTATTGCTAGATCAACCTTTACCTTTTCATGGTTATGATCTATAGGGTTAATTAATAGTTGATCCTCCTGTACATCGTACTGAAGGATCTCTAGTGCTTCGAGCAAAGCGGTTTTTTTAGTTATCTTAGTCTTTATCGTACTGAAGTGTGACATTAGCAACCTTCTGAATCGTGAACATAATCCTCAACAGGTTCGGTCTCATAGAATGCAGGAGTAAACTCCTTACTTAATACTGTTCCTAGTTGTTCTTCTACTCCTTTAGTTATCTCTAAACATTGACTACCAGTTACACCAGATGTCTCTACCGATACTACACCATCTTGACGAATGGAATACTTGACTGTTTGTTGTTTTGACATAACTAAAAAAGTGGATGTGTGTTATTTAGTTACCAAGTTTTAGAGTGAGTGTTTACATCACCTTCAACATGGTTATGATCTATCTCATCTATGTGAGCATGATCAATAGATTCAATATGTAGATGCTCTAAAGAGTTTGCAATTCTTTCAAGAGAATTAGCAATTCGAGTTAAATCATCTTTAGTCATGGTTTTCCTGTTTTTATCTGTGTCTCTAGTATAGCATCTTTAATAACACTTTTCAACTGTCTTAACTTCTTTTTTCCGATACCTGCTCTAGTATCAATCTTTACCTTCACCCAATACACTCCTGCTAATACTAACAGAAATGGAATTGCTTCTGCCCATGAAATTTCATTCCATGCTTCTACTACATTCATTTACCCTGCCCTCTATAAGCTTTACGAGCCGAGTTTCGGGCGGTAGGGGAATATTTTGTATTCTTAGAATTACCCTGTCTGGTTTTCTTCTGATGAGTTTGAATATGAATCCCTGTTGGACTCGTGTACATTGTTGCCATAAGTTTCGTGTGAAATAGAATCGGGGTGTGGATAACCTACCTCATAATAACATTGAGATAGTTCCACCATTTTATCCATAAAATCCTCTTCAGAGAGATCTGTGTAGACCTCTCCGTCCTTGATAGTAATCTTATATAACTCGTTGCTTCTCATGCCCTACTCTAATACGAGGGTCACACCAAATCTCGAATCCTGCTTCTAAAGCATCGAGACAGAATGATACATCTTCTCCACACATATCTTGAACCTCTCCTGACTCAAAGACTTGCATCTTAGGTGCGAACCAAGGATACTTCATCTCATCATGTTCCCATACACCATTCTTGATGAGTACCCAACCAAATCCTGTATAGTCTACAGTAAAAGGTTTGCGTCTCTTAGACATAGTTTCTCCAGTCTCATGATTCATAACTCCACCGTTGTTACGGAAGTTATCCTCATCCAACCAGTGTGCTACAGAGGTAGTCTGACCATCTTCGGTCATGTACCATCCTGCTGCGATATCCTGATCCATGAGAACGAGTTGAAGGAACTTCTCAGTATTGAATACAATGTCACTATCAATCCATAACTGATAGTCATACTTAAGTTTACCATCCCAAGGAATCTGGTCTGGTCCTCTTAAGACATTTGCCCCAAGACACTTACAACGAGCAAAGTTAACCATGCTGCTGTAGTCTTGGGATATCTGAATACTAACTCCATGCTGAACCAAGTCAAAGCAGAGTTGTACAAAATTCTTTAAGAACACATATGAACACCCACGACCAGGCATGCAGAATACTAGGTTTTTACCCTTCAGCGTCTCCCATGCTTTATCGTAGTCCCATTCTTGTTGTTGTTTCTTAGGCGGGTTCTTCGCCTTAACCGTAAATCCTTTAGCCATAATGTTTTACTAGGACATCATTATTATAACAGATTATATATGCCTAGTCAATATGACGCTTCATCATAGTCATCTTCTTCTACTTTAACTATGGTAAGTTCATCATATTTGTTAACTCTCTCCTTAATCTTTTTGATCAATTGCTCTTCATCCAGATTAATTAGATCACTAACTGGAGTGCTATCTTTATCGTAGACATGAAATGAAGTATTCATTTTAGTTTAAACGCTAGTGTGATTCTCATAGGGCATGCTTGATGCGAGAACGAATATCCTTTGTGAAGAATATTGCCGTCAAAGACTATGAGACGGTTCTGTACAGGTGGAATAATGATTTGTTCACTACCTTGAAGTAGTTGTGTAAATCCACCCCACTCAGGCAAACAAGGTACAATGTATAATAACACGGTTTGCTCACAATTATCTATATGAACTGTACCATCTCTACCTGGCCATTGCCCATTAAAGTATATCCTCTCTAACCTATTAGGTGTCTTAACAACTTTATCAATTTGCCCCTTTAAGTAACTATTATAATATTCTTGATCTGTTACATCATACTCTAAGAAATCTAAACCTTTACCATTGCTAGTTTGAATTCGCCATTGAACATCATTTGTATCTTCTATTACTCTCTCTAGATCTTTCGTACTTAAGAAGTTGTCATACTGTTCAATCATCAGTCTCTAGATAAACACCATCACCTTGGAGTGATATAAAGATATCGGTATCTTCGTACCAATTCATTTCGTTAACTATTTGTTCTGGAATAGAGAGTGTATATTCATCTGTTACTGAATCGACCCTGAGAGTCAATTGAATTTTATTATATTTTTTCACTATATCGTGGACTGACATTATGTTTTTATATATCAGAAATTTTTTTTATAGATTGATATCACTCTCTCGAATT